TTATTGATTCTTTAGTTTGCGGAAAATTCTAAGCTGTTCTTCGAGATAGTCTTTTTCTTGATCGGTAATGTCTTCGAAGTTGAGAAAAGCTCGATTCGGTTTTGTAAGATCAGTGTCTCTAGCTTCTTCTGTTCTACCGATAAGATAATCAGTATCAACTTCAAAGAAATCTGCTAGTTTTCTTATTAATTCAATATCAGGTTCAACGTAATTATTTTCATAATGCGAATATCTAGCTCTAGAAATATTGACAGCCACAGCAACTTCTTCCTGGCTCTTCCCTTTACTATTTCGGAGTTGTTTTAGTCTTCTCCCGAAAATTCCTTTCTCAATATTCATGGTTAGCACCTCAATTCAATTTTATTATAACACAAAAAGATAAAAAAGTTATCATTGATAAAATTTTTTTCTTTTTGTGTTGACGATAACTTTATTATCATTTATAGTTATTTTAGATAAATTATTTATCAACTATTTTTAATTATAGAATTAAATGTCTATAGACATAGATGAAGAAGCGGCTGAAAACTGAAAAAGGGGATTAATATGGAGATTAAAATAGATTTAACTGAAGATAAAGTAATCATTGTGAGCAGGGGAGAACTTATTCAAATCGACAAGCCCAGAACTGGTTACGGAGAAAATGTGGTGACTTGGGTGGATGGGGAAATTAAAAGTGATCGAGTTAGTTACACGAACAAAAGGTAGTGATGTTAAATAACTTCGTGCATGATATAAGAATTTCATGAGGTTATGCAATGAAATAACTATAATGTTTGTCTGACCGAAAAACGGAGGACACAAATTAGCTAATAAGCTGTTTGTGTCCTTTTTTTATCCTAAATAATTTTGAAACGGAGCTGATTTGAATGAGTAATTGGGCAGATCATTTAATAATTCAGTATGAAGACGGGAGAAAAGAATTAACGAAAGCTAAACAAATTCTTGATGACAAGATTGAAAAATTAATGATGGGAGAAAACCAAGCGAATATGGATAGCGTTACATTGGATCGTATTAAGAAAAATGAGTCGGATCAATCACAAATTAATAGCATGATCTTAAGCATGACAGAAGCTATAGAGTGGATGAGAACCGGAAAAGATCCAGGAACAATGAAAGGGATTGAGAAACGATCTATTTACCAATCTAACTCAATAGATAACATGGATCTGTTTCCCTCCCTGGATGTTAAACCAAAAGAACGTGAATTAACGGAAGAAGAGAAACAATATGTTTATGAGGTACTACGAGAATTGTCACCAAGAGAACGACAGTGCTTTATCTTTCAAAAAGCTTATATGTGGACGTTCTCTCAAATAGCAGAAGAAGTAGGTGTAGGGAAAAGCACCGTTCAAAAATATATTGAGCGAGCAGAGGAGAAAATTAAACATTTTAAAAAATAAGGGTGAAGTGGATTAATTCAACTATATTGGACTTGTCGTACGTTTATCGTACAAGCGGTGTATTAGTGAAAGGTATTTTACAAAAAAGATAATGTGAGGAAATTTGTTCTGTTGGTGATAAATCGCAAATTTATATTAGGAAAATATTAATAATGCAACAAGTAAACATTTGTCCTAAGGAAGACATTAAAAGACTTGCTATTGATATGAAAAATTTGCCGTATACGTAAATCTCCATTTTAATCTCTTTGTTTAATAAGTGTAAATATTAAATGTGAGAGGTTAACAGATTGGAGAGTACGTGACATGGAGGGATCAAAATGGAGTGTTAAAGAATAGTAACAGTTTTTCGTTGCGTATCCAACAAGGCTAGTTTTAATAATTTAAATATTACAGGAGTGATTATATTGGTTAATGAAATGTTAGAAGGAAAGCATAAGGTATTGTTATTTAGAAAGCTATCTGATCAATCTCAAAAAGCTGCAAAATTAGTTTTTCAAACAGAACATACATTTAGTTATTCACGTGAACTAGAAAGAATTGTAACGAAGGATGGCGGTGTGATTCAAGTTGGTGATCTGGAATCAGAAGTTAGTATTGAAGCTATTCAAGCAAAAGACGATCCAATTGCGCAGATGTTACGACAGTCTGTTATTGATGGCGAAAAGCTAGAGTTATGGGAGGTAACAGTCGATGAAGAGTTAAAAACAGAAGATAATAAATTCCCGGCCGTTTATGCCCAAGGCTATCTTGATTCATGGGAAGATCCAGCATCTGCCGAAGAGAATGCATCGATTTCAAGTAATTTTACGGTAGAGATGGAGCCACAGTTCGGAGAAGCAACATTAACTGCGGAGCAACAACAGGCTGTGCAATATGCATTTACAGATACAACGTCTGTAACGGAAGCATCATAAGAGAAGGAGGATAATCCTTCTCTTATTTTTTTTAATAAAATTATCTTAAAGGGAGTTTTATAGATGGAATTTAAAATTAATGGAAAAGAATATCAACTGCAATTTGGCATGAAGTGTATCAATGAATTAGATAAACGTTATTCAGTTAACTATGAGGGCCTTCAATTTGGTATGGGTGTCAACATGGCTTATATGTCAATCAACATGATGAACCCAACTGCTTTACAAAATGTAATTCTAGCAGCTGCATCACATGATAAAAATAGACCTTCTGAAAGCGAAGTGGAACAGGCGATTATAGATTACGCTCAAGAGAATAATGGGCTAGCATCCTTGTTTGACCAATTAAAAGAAGAACTGGGGAAGTCTCCGCTTATGAAAGACACAGTCAAAAAATTCGAGAACGAAGCGAAAGTTCAGTAGAAGAAGGTAGTTTGAAAGAAAATTATCAATCTGTTTATGAAAACATTATTCTTAATTGCTTTCGCTTTTTGAAGTTTAAGAACTTATATGAAGTGGAAGTCCTAACGCTTTATGAGTACCAATTACGTATGCAAGCTTACCGTTTATCAAGAGTCGATCACGAATATGATATGCACATGAAGGCGTGGCTAAATAATCAAGTAAAAGGGACCAAAGAACAAGGTAATAAACAGGTTCCGATTTATAAAAAATTCACTCAGTTTTTTGATTATGAAAAAAGATTAAAAGAAATTGAGAAACCTTTACAACAGTTAACAGAACAAGAAAATAAAATGGCACAGGCAGCACGTCAAGCTAATCAGAAAGGAGGCTGATTGTTATTGCAGAACAATATAGTATTGATGCGTATCTAGATTCTTCAGGCATAAAAGACTTTGCAACACAGTTTAATGCCATTACACAAAATTTAACTATTGCAGATCAAAGCGCAATTACAACTAATGAGTCAATTGGTAGTATGGTGTCCACGATTACAGAAGTAGCCAATGCGGTCGGATTATTTAATAATTTCTCGGAGGCGTCAGAACAAATGGCTGGACTGACTGGGCAATTACAAGGAGTTGCACAGGTTGTATCTGCGTTGAATAGTGGATTTAGCACATTTACGGAAGTACTTAGTATAGCACCAACAATTACGAGTTTAGTAAAGGCACTAACTTTATTAAAAAACCCATTGTTTTTAATTCAATATGGATTGCAAGCTATAAAGACGGCGATTTTAACTAATCCGATAGGTATATTTGTGGCTGTTTTAGCTGGTCTAGGTGCAATGTTTTTTTCCTTGTATCAGAGTTCAGAAACGTTCAGAAATGCTGTCAATGCAGCCTTTACACAAATAAGAGATTTGGTTATGCCTATTATTCAAGTGGTGGTTGATTTCATTACATCTATATGGGGTACGTTAGTTCTCTGGTGGCAAGAAAATAGTCAAATGATATTAACGACTGCGATGACGATATGGAATGCCATATGGACAACTATTTCAAGTATTGTTCAATCAATTTGGGGTTTTGTTAAACAAATATGGACGACATTAACAACTTTTTGGAATGAACACGGTCAGAAGATAAAGGAAGCATCGAGCAATATATTTAAAGCTATTTGGTCAGTTATTGAACTGTACATGAATTACATCAAAAGTATCATTGAAGTTGTATGGCCCGTCATTCAAGCTATATTTAAAAGTGCCCTTAACATTATAACAACAGTTGTCAGTGGTGCCTGGAATATGATTAAGACGATCGTCCAAGGATTTGTGGATTGGTTTTTATCAGTTATTGAATTTTGGTCATCTGTTTTTACAGGGGATTGGGAAGGAGCTTTAAATGCAGCCAAAGATTCTGCTAAAGCAGTTCTCGATACCATTACCGGCGTATTTGGAAATGCTCTTGATTTTGTCATGGGTTTAGGTGGCGATTTTATAGAAGCAGGAAAAAATATCGTAGGATCTATTGCGGAAGGTATAAAAACAGCAGTAGGCAAAGTGACAAGTGCTATCAGCGGTGTTACAGAGCGAATTAGAAACTTCTTACCATTCTCGCCAGCTAAAGAAGGTGCGTTACGAGACATTATGAAAATTCAAATCCCTCAGTCCATTGCTAAATCAATTGATAAGGGTAGAAGTTCTGCTGTAAAAGCGATGTCCGGTTTATCTAATGCCATTTATGAAGAGATGCCTCAAGTTGATATTGGGGGACGGGTTGCAAGCATTAACAGTCAATTAGGTAAAAAACAAAAACTTGCGGTTAAGAGAAATGTTTCTGGATCTAGTGGTGGTATTAATCAAACAGTTAATATATATAGCCCAACCCCTTTATCTCCATCAGAAACAGCACGACAACAAAAGAAGGCATCACGCCAACTTGCCATGAAATGGGGGATATAGATGCTTTATAAATTAAAATATATAAATAATCTAGGCGATGAAGTTAATTTTGGGGGCGAAACAATTAAATTTAGAGATACCGTTGAAATTCCTTTATCAAAAGAAAAAAATCCATTTAGTTTAATTAAATTTGAAGGGTTTGGCGAAGTAGAGGCTAGTCTTCAAATGCAGAAATTTCCCTATCAAGATGGAAGCACTCATGTTGATACTAGATTAGAAGAAAAACATCCTTATATTGAATTTATAATTATGGCAGATGATTTTATGCAACTGTCATATTATCGTAGATATATAAGTAAAGTGTTTAATCCAAAAATCCAAGGTAGGATTGAATTAATATATGGAGATAAGACATATGTTATTGATGCTATTCCTGAGCAAGTACCTTCTTTTCCGGATGAAGGGACAGATGCCAACGGTAGAACTCAAACGGTATCCGTGAATTTGGTATCACCAGATCCATATTGGCGATACCCACAAAAAATAAGCCGAGCCTTAAAAGCTTACGAAGGAAGATTTACATTACCGTTTACTTTGCCATTCGAACTAGGTGTCAGTGGTGATAGCACAACGTTAACGAACGAAGGTAATGTCGATTGTCCGATCACAATAGATGTACAAGGTCCTGTGACACGTCCGCAGATACGAAATTTAACGACAGGAAAGTTCATGCTTTTAAATCGAACGTTGTCATCTAATGAAGTGTTGCACATCAACACGAGCGATCATAACAAGCGCGCTGAAATATATCGTGATGGTTTGGTTTTTGAGAAAGCTTGGGGTTATATAGATGATGGTTCAGAATTTTTTAAATTGATAACAGGAGATAACGAGCTAGAATATTTAGCTGATAGTGGTGTTGCTGATGCGATTGTTTCCATTGGTTGGCAAAGTCGGTATGTAGGTATATAGAGATGAGGGAAGAAAGAAAAATACTACCCTAATTAGAAAGAATGACGGAATACATGCGTCAAAAAGAAATACGAGAATTTGCACTAAAATTGTATGCATTTAAAAAGCAATATGGTGTAGAAATTTGCTCGGATAACTACTATACCAAATCGACTGTTATAGATAAAAAAACAGCTTCATCCCACCACTATGAAAAAGGAAATATTGAAATTGATTAAGCGCCCATAAGGGTGCCTTTTATTTTTGGAAAAGAAGGTGATTAAGTGGAACGATCTTATTTTTTTGACAGTACAGAAACAGACAAGCTAGAGTATAACGCTGCTGATTTGGCTAGATTTCATGCGCAGATTATTGGTAATGGTGTTTCCAACACTGCTAGCTTACCAGATTTAACAGTAACAGAAAAACAAAACATGACCGTAACGCTAGGAGCAGGTTATGCATTTGCAAATGGTTATATGCACGAAAATACAACAGCTATGGATTTAACACATGAAACAGCAGAGCCAGACCAAGATCGCATTGATCGTATTATTATATGCTTTGATACCAACCCAGAACAGCGAAGAACGTATACGTATATTAAAAAAGGTATACCTGGTAAAAGTCCAGTTGCACCTACCTTAACAAGAGACAGTTATATTTATGAATTAAGTGTTGCGCAAGTGTTAATCGAAGCGGGAAAATCATATGTAGAACAATATCAAATTATCGATGAGCGAACAGATGGCACGGTATGTGGCTATATCCCGTTGCAAAACATTTATCGTGGCATAGATGTAGATCAAAACGGTATTTTTAGTGTTATTAATAGTCCGTATTTGGATACGGCCAACCGCACAACATGGTCAGCGCAAAACAACGTACACACAAAAATACCTTTTGGAGAAGCGGATGAAATAACTAACACGATTTATAACAGTTCTGAAAGCGAAATAACCATACAACAGTCCGGTGTTTATATGTTTAGAATTTATGTATCAACACAATCAAACTATTTGGCAAACGGTGCGGAAATTCAATTTAGAACATATGTGAACGGTCAAGATAGCCGTTTGCTTTTCGCGTTTGTCGCTGCACATGGTAACGATAATATCTTTGTTAATTCTGGTTTCCAATACTTCAATGCAGGTGATGTTGTTACTTTTTATGCGCATGCGTTTGCCACTGGTTTATCAACCATTGATTTTAACGACGCGTTTCTAACTTGGGTAAAAATACAGTAGGTGATATGATGCAAAATCCAATTAGAATTTATAATCAGTTTCTCGATTTTCAAATGGAGACAGATAACTATATAAGCTTGCAATTCCCAATTAATTTTTATGGTATTGGTCAATTTGAATTGCATATTAATCGATATGCGCATGGAGCAGATGCATTTGAAAAAGGTAACATCATTGTTATTAATAAACGAAAAGATAAAGCTGGTATGATTTTAGCTAAAGAGATCGCACTAGATCAAAGCGGTAAAGCGACAGAAAACTGGAAGATAACCGGTTATACGTTAAATGGTTTGTTATCACGACGTATCACTGTACCACCTGTAGATACTGCTTATGATCGTAAAAGTGGCAATGCCGAAACGGTGATGAAGCATTACGTTAATAATCATTTTATTTTTCCGGCAGACGGAAAGCGAAGAATGCCACAATTAGAGATTGCACCTAATAACAATCGCGGGGATCATGTTGATTGGGAATCACGATTGAAAGTGGTATCAGATGAACTAGAATCTATCGGAAAACAGGCTGGACTTGGTTGGATTGTCTATGCAGATACAAAAAATAAAAAGTTTATCTTTGATGTTATGGATGCTATAGATGCAACTAAGACAAACAACCAAGGTCATACACCAGTCACTTTTAGTCCAGACTTCGGAACAGTAGAGAGCCAAAACTTCACTGATAGCAACACTGATTATAAAAGCACCGCATATGTAGGCGGTCAAGGAGAAGGTGTTGAAAGAAAAATCATTGAAGTTGGAGACGAGGTAAGAGGACTAGAGCGTATTGAAACCTTTGTTGATGCTAGAGATGTTGGTAATGATGAAGATGCAACCGAAGCAGATATTGAAAACGAACTAAATAAACGTGGAGAAAAACAACTATCTGAAAACAGCCGAAAGCTATATTTTGAAGCGCAAATTTTAACGCCAGTTACCGACCAAATTAACCGCATACCAAATGGTAAACCGATTGTTAAAACACCTTATGAATACGAAAAAGATTTTGGTATCGGCTATGTTGTCACTGTACTTAACAAGTCCTGGGGCGTGACGATGGACGCGCAAATAACGGAAATGATGGAGATACACGAAACATCGGGATTTCGATTAGAAGCAACTTTTGGCGAAGCGCAACCAACCATAATTGATAAAATTAATAAAAAATTTAACGAGATAACCGGTGTTGGAAAACAAGAAGCTCCTGCTAAATTTGCGAAAATACAAGCTAATCAAGCGGAACAAAACGCTAAAAACTACACTGATAACAACGCAGTAGATAAAGCTACGTATAACGATCAAGTGGATAGCATTTTAAATGATTTAGCAGACAAAGCAGGACTTGATTATGTTAATGGTCAGTTAGTTTCAAAAGCTGATAAAGCAGATACTTATACCATTAGTGAGGTAGACAACGCGTTAGATAGCAAGGTATCAATTACGCAATATACAACAGATCAAGATGGTATTGTTACTAGGTTAGATGATGCGGAATCGTCCATTAGTCAAAATGCTAACGCGATAACATCTAAAGTTGAACAAACAATATTTGATAGTTTAGAAGGGCGTGTTGATAGTGCTGAATCAACAATTAGTCAGCAAGCTGATCAAATACAAACGAAAATAGATGATGGAGAAGCACGATCTATCTTTATACAAGAAGCTGATAGTTTCACGTTTGATGCGAATCAAGTTAATTTTGACGGTGCTGTATTTGGCCAAGATGCTACATTTAGCGGTGCAGTTGTTGGTGCGACAATCGAATCCAATACCCTTGTAGATAATCGAAGTCATAACGCAAGGTTTAATGGCGAAGAATTTCGGTTTGTGAAATTCAAATCGGGAGTTACGAATCCAGATACTGAAAATATTGATTTTTCGCAAGTACAGTCTCTTTCTAGAATATTCAATGACGGTGTTGCTTTTGCGGATGATACTGAAACACTTGGAATCGGTTTAGATGGTCTGTATCACACCGGTCAATTGGACATAAACGCCCAAGATGTAGTTATTGGATCTATGAGCGGAATGTCCTACATCATCAATGATACGGAGGTGTGGGGCGACCTAGCGGTGGATAATAACATTCAAACAGACACACTTAATGTAGAAGATAACGCAGTATTCAATACCGCAGACTACCAAGGTAATACCATATTTAGATCAACATCTGACCACCAAGGTGGCGCAATATTTAGAAGTAAAGTGCAAGTGCGCGGAGAGCTTAATTCTAGCGCAGTATACAACAAAACAACTTCCTCATCATCCAATGTGCATGTAGATGGTAACTACACAATTAGGCGTGTCACTTCTGCTAAAAAGTATAAAGAGGAAATCGAGATAGCTGAGGTTGATTATAATGCGATCTTAAACCTCCATCCTAAATCTTGGTTTGATAAGGCAGAGGTACAAGAAAACAATAATACGACAGACGGACTAGATCGCCATTACGGTTTAATTGCTGAGGATGTGGAAGCTGTTGGATTGCACCAATATGTAACGTATAACGACAATGAGGTCGAGGGAATAGAATATGATCGTTTATGGACAACGTTAATACCGGTTGTTCGAGAAATGAAAGACGAAATTAATTATTTGAGCATGGAAAATCAAGTATTAAAACAAAAAGTAGCATATTTAGAGGAGGAACTTTAATGCAACAAGATGTAAATAAATTAATTGATGTGATTAATGCTGAATGGTCACAACAGGTAAGTAATGCTAACTGTAAGATCGCGATTTTAACTGAGCAAAATGCTAGGTTACAAGAAGAAAATGAGCAATTAAAATCTGAAAAAGGAAGTGAAGAGCATATAGCTTAATATTACAGTTAATTTTACAGGTCGGGATGGGATGAAGAGCGAACCATTAGCGTAAATGGTTATATACCGTTAACGTTGCAAGAATACAACGAAAATAGTCAATGGGAACAGTTTGTTGATATCGTAAGAAAAAAAGTATCAGAAAGAATATTAGAAGTACCAAAGTTAGCTTAGATAGCTTGCTTTTTTATCCGGAAAATGAGTCTGCCAGTGCAGACTCCATTGCACTAACTAGAGATGATGAGGTACTCTATTTATTCGACAGGTTAAGCAGAATACCTGTCATTTTTATAAATGAAGTTTTTTAAACTAAGGGACATCCAACTGAAGGAGAGGTTTAATGAATGGAAGTGGGGGTGTTACTTTGGAGCAGATAGAAGCAGCCCGTTTATATCTGTTTGGCGATGTTAAATTTTTGCATTTATTGCTACTTCTAATGGCTTTAGATATAATAACAGGAATATTTAAGGCGTGGAAAAATAAAAGGCTTTGGTCCAGAAGAAGTTTATTTGGATATGCTAGAAAGATACTTGTATTAGTAGTGATTATTTTGGCAAATGTGGTAGATCAAATATTGTTGCTTAATGGCGCGGTAACTTATGCTACCGTGCTTTTTTATATAGCAAACGAAGGACTATCTATCATTGAAAATTTAGCTGCAGTAGGTATATTAGTTCCTCATGGATTAGCCGAAAGACTGAAAAAGATGGAAGGTGACAAGAAAAGTTTTTCTCAAGAGTTTCAAGAGCAAATCAACGGAAAAGATAATGAATAAAAGGTAGAGGTTAATATGAATATAAACTGGCTAGTACGAGTGAAAAACAAAACATTTTGGTTACCTATAATCTCCACATTGTGGTCGGTAGTGCAAATTTTAACTAGTTGGTTTGGTATAAAATTGCAGTTGATCTAGTTGGAGACGGAGCTACTTAATTTGTCAATGCTGTATTCGTATTATTAATGATTTTAGGTATTGTTGGAGAGCACCCCACCAAAGGTTTAAGCGACAGTACACAGGTCATGCCACACCAAGCGATGTGATGATATTAAAAAAGCGCTCGTAATCGAGTGCTTTTTTATTTTTAAAAGGAGAGACTTATCGTGACAGTATCATTAAAAACATTGTTAGATCGTTCTCAAAGAAATATGGGAGCAGTACATTCCGTCGTTAAAGAAAAAGCGATAGAATTGATTAAACACGCTTATGACGAAGATATTCTCGTTCAAATTTCAGATGGTTTTCGTAGTCACGAAGAACAAAATGCGTTATACGCTAAAGGAAGAACGGTCGATGGTAATGTAGTAACTAATGCTCGTGGTGGTCAATCGTACCATAATTTTGGATTAGCTGTAGACTACTTCTTAGTATCAAATGACGGAAAAAAAGCAATTTGGGATGTAAATAAAGATTGGAGACGTGTTGCAGCTATTGGTAAGTCTCTTGGATTTGAATGGGGCGGTGATTGGTCTAGTTTTAAAGATTACCCACATTTACAAATGACTGGCGGGCTATCACTAGCACAACTACGGGCAGGCAAAAAACCTAATCTTGGTGGCATATCAAGCCTTCCGTCCAAAGGGAAAGGTTGCGCAAAGCTAAAAGTGGATGGCTACTGGGGAAGCAAAACAACTAGAGCATTGCAAGATGCATTAGGAACTGTTGAAGATAGTTATATGAGCGATCAAGTACATAACCAGGCTACAAACGCTATTACAAGTGGTATTAAGTTCGGTGATGGCAAGGATGGTAGTATGGTGATTCATGCATTGCAACGAAAAACTGGATCCAAAGCCGATGGACTACTTGGTCCCAACACTGTAGGAGCATTACAAAAATATCTTGGCACACCTTACGATAAGAAGATCAGCGAACCTTCTACAATGGTTAAAGAACTTCAAAATAGACTTAACGGAAATAATTTATAAATATTTACAAATTGACAAAAAGATTACAACAAAATCTGTTATAACACCATAATACTGAAATGCATTTTCGTGGCAACGTATAACATCTCGTGTAGTAAAAGGGCGCTCTTGCTACTCTGCATATTTGTAACGTGAATATGATAGGACAAAAGTGATGGCATAGATTGTTCTCCAGTTCTCCAGTTCCTATGGGAAGAAAGTCCATCTGTCTATGGTTCAACCAAAGAATTACTTACCATATATATTGAACTCTGACGTTTGTTATCGTCGCCATTACGATTGAAAAACGAAAGAAAAACCGTAACATTAAACTAGTTAAAGAGGCATTTATCCATTCAGATTAAGGTGCACACTATCCACATCCAGTTTATCAAAAGCTCTTGAAGAAACATGTGATTGGACAATCTATATCCAGAAGGGGGATCTGGTGGGATAATGCGCCCCAGTGATCATTCTTTGGCCACTTTAAAGATGAAACGAATATTAATTCCTGTAAAACCTTCGAAGAAGTTAAGCGAGAAGTAAAAAGTTATATGACTTATTACATTATTATGGGGGCAGTGGAACTTAAAAAAGATGGCCCCTTGTCTCTTACAGGGGGCCATCTTTTACAGAATGCTGCTTAGTCTTTTTTTAAAATGCCCTTTACTAAGGGTACGCTTCATAAAAGGCTTTTACTTTTAATTGATCTAAGAATTGTTTTTTCTTTTTGTATTCATTAATAATACCAGTAGCAGGGAAACCAAATTCAAAATTAAAAATACCCAGTTGTAAATATTTGTGGAGTCTTCCAAAAGATAATTGCCATATCTTAAAGAATTAATTCCTAAAACAATCAATAATAAGATAAAAAATTTTGTGTTTGATCCATGTTCTCCCGGTTTTTTAGAATCCCTCAT